CCTATGACCTTTAAAATGCTAAATAAGACATTAGGCACAAGGACATCCGACAACACACAACCAGTTACAATTGATGAAATGACAATGGTTGAAAGAAGGTATAGGGATAAAGCAGAATACTACGCACAAAGATTACGTGAATATTTACAAGCGAATAGCACTATTTATCCTTTATTCTTTAATCCTGGTTCAACTATTGACACTATCAGACCACATAACACCCAAATTTTCGGAGGAATTTATTTACCACCTAATAATGATGAAGACTTTAAATATTACGATTTCCCAAAAGGGGAAAGTCCGATTAAAAAATGAAAAAAAACTTTTAAACTTTTTAAATGACATTAAATCAGATAATATCGAAGATACAAATTGCAGCGGAAAGTCACAAACAAGTAAATAAGTTTATTGTTGGTGAACTTGACTTTACTGAGGAAAATTTGAAATATTACCCTTTAGTTTGGCTAGTACCTAATGGATTTAACTTTGATACTGAGGGTAAAAAAGTCGTTTACAATTTTATGCTTATGGTTTTAGATAGGCATTTTGAAAGCCAAACGAATATGATTGAAGTGTTAAGCGACACGGCATTAATTATGCAAGACATTATTACACTATGCAAAAGAAATACTTACAAAGATGAAGTGTTTTTTAGTGTGAATGGAAATGCAGAGGCAATCATGGATAATAAATCAGATATATTAGCAGGATATGGAGTTGAAATCAATGTTGAAATACCTTATACCGAGTCTTATTGCGATATTCCTTTGTAGCATATTGTATTTCTATGCTCACAGTGTTGTTAAGCATTATGACACCGATAGCCGTATTGATACATTTTACTTCAACAAGGAAAAAATCATCATCAAAGAAAAAGAAAAACTAAAAATAAAATATGACACTATCGAAATACATTTATCTGATTCTTTTTATAGCACCGAGTTTTTGCAAAGGGCAATCAATTTGCATAGATTCATCGACACTACGGAATGCCAACCTTTATTTGATTAAAGGTGCAAAAGCACGTGAAGAAAATAGAATCTTTAAGGCAAAGATTCACAATGATAGCACACATATAGTTTTTTTAGATAGTACGATTACAGATTTGGAATTTGGGATATGCGAAGTTGAACAAGAAAATCGCATAGTGAAAGAGAGGTTTTACACTGCCACAATTTATGCAATACTTGTGACAATATTTTATATTTTCAAATGAAAAACAACGTACATAAATTTGTAGTACCTTTTGAAAATAGAAAGGTTCTTTTACTCTCGGATTTGCACTGGGATAATCCCAAGTGTGATAGAGTATTATTAAAAAAACATTTAGATCAGGCGCTTAATGGGAATCATGATGTACATTTGAACGGCGATACTTTTTGTTTGATGCAAGGTGCTTATGATCCCCGAAAAAGTAAAGAAGGTATAAGACCTGAACACAACGTAAATAACTATTTAGATGCTGTCGTAAACGATGCAATTGAATGGTTTAAACCTTATGCACATATTATTAAAGTTGTAGGTTATGGTAATCACGAGAGCAATATCATTCGTAGGCAAGAAACAGACGTAATACAAAGATTTGTTTTTGGTTTAAATCGTGAATGTGGAACTGATATTGAAGCTGGGGGATATGGTGGCTGGATAGTTTATAATTTTTTAGATGGAAAGGTAATTCGCCGAACATTTAAAATCAAGTATATGCATGGATATGGTGGGGGGGGGAGTGTTACGAAGGGCGTTATCCAATTTAATAGGATGTCAACTTTCGTTGAGGGGGCTGATGTTATTTGGATGGGACACGTTCACGAATGTAACGAAGTTATTTATACCAATGAATTTTTAACAAAACAATACACTATTGAACTTCGTAACATATTAATGGTTCGTACGGCAACATACAAAGAGGAATATAATCAAGGTTTAGGTGGATGGCACGTAGAGAGAGGAGCAACGCCAAAGCCACTTGGTGGAAGATGGTTAGAAATTTGCCCTGAAAGAAAGTTTAAAGACAAAATACATTATACAGTAATTAACGCATTTACATATCGTGCCTAAAATTAAATGTCATATCGTTATACTTGCAGATTCAGTTTATGAAGACAAAGAAGAATCATGCGAGTTTTTGGAAGATGCAATCCTTGATACGGGTTACATTGTAGCAGCAAATAAACATTGGGATTATACTGAAATACATTATATCAGTGGTCATTCATTTGTAATTGATTTGGATTTTGAAGACTTTTGTAAGAAATGGATAAAGTAAATAAACCTGCACACTACGAGGGTAGTATTGAGTGCATAGAAGCAATTAAATCGTCAATGTCAAAAGAAGCATTCAAAGGATATTTGAAAGGCAATATTGAAAAGTACATTTGGCGTTATGACAGAAAGGGTGGTGTTGAAGATTTGCATAAAGCAGAATGGTATTTAAAAAGATTAATAAATGAAACAAGTACAACAATATCTTAATAGGTTCGGGTGCAACTTGGTAGTTGACGGAATCATTGGCGACAAGACAAAAACAGAATTAAAAAAATACGTTTTTAACCAAACCAAAGGAATCACGTGGGTAAGGTGCGACAAAAAACTAACCAATACTTTTGACGACTTTGGTGTGTTGTGGGTTAATGCTGAGATTGTCGAAGTATTCCCGTGTAGTACTACTGCCGGAAAATATTATATAAACAACCCTATCACTTATGGTGGTATAACAGGTACTGCAATTGCGTGTTCACAATATGTAATTGGATCACATCAATTCAAAACCTCTGCAAATTGGAAATCTTTGTGGTTAGGTATGCCATACTTTCAACAAATTAAACCTATTCAAATCTTTCGTGACGGTAATAAAGATGCTAATATAGATGAAAAGGTAATTCAAAAGGGTTTGTTTGGCATCAACTTTCACCAAGCTGGATTAGGTAATTTCATTGACAATTGGAGTGCTGGATGTCAAATAGTACCCAAAGCATATTGGTTAAAAGTAATACCATATTTCAAAAATGATGAAATTATAGATTTTAGTTTGATTTACTAATGGCAAAAGAACCTGATTTTCTCAAAGGGCTTGGCATAGAAAATATCACCGAAGAAATACAAAGTGGTGGTGTAAATGCTATTATTCAAGATTGGGGAAATAAGTTAATTGCAGCACTACGCACCAAATTAAAAAAGAACAAATCAAATGCAAGTGGTTCGTTATCGGCTAACATACAACCGACTATTGAGCCAACTTCAAAAGGCGAAAAGCTCATTATCACGATGAATGAGTATTGGATTGACGTTGAAGAAGGTCAAACACCTGGCACAATGGTATCAGGTAAAACTTTAATTCAATGGATGAAAGAAAAACGCAGATATGGTTTGTTCAAAAGTGCATTTGATAAAAGAATTGAATCAGTAGTAGCACGCAAAATAAGTAAAAACATTTATGTAAGTGGTACAAAGGCAAGACCATTCATAAAACCTACATTAACGCAAAAAAAAATTAACGAATTATCTCAAAACGTAGCAGATTATTTTGCTGCAAACTTATTTAAGTAAATTATTTTGTAAAATTATTTGTTATATTGAAAACAAATTGTATATTTGTGCTATGGATATACAAGAAGTTTTAAAACAAATCAAACTACACAAGAAGCACGGCATTGTATCAAAGGTCGCTGCACGTACTGGCATATCAATGCCAACTGTCAGAAAATACCTAAACGGGGATGTTATACAACCTAAGGTATTAATCATTTTAAACACCGCTATCGACATTATCAATGAAGGCAATAATTAATCTTATGGATGCGAATTTGGTGCGCTTAAAGAAGCTGCAAATGAGTGCAAATTTCTTTGAAGGTAAATTGCATTTCTTTGATGGCTTTAACGATAATGAGTTTGACGAAGAATTGGTAAAAAATTTACTAATTGAAAACGAAGAAGATTTAATTGAAGAATTTAGGCATTGGGAAGAAGATGAAGATGGCTTAAGATGTGCTGATATAAACTGGCAATTAATGGAAGATTTCGCACAGTTTACATTGTGTAATGCTATTGACAAATTAATAACCGAAAATAAACTATGAAAGAACTATTTAATTCAGTAAGCAATTTTCAGGCAGAATGTCCGAAGATTAGCAAAGACGCAT